GTGGGTAGTCGTGATAAAAAATGGTTATATGAATGGCGGGCTAGAGTGGGTGAAAAGGCTGCTAATGCTATCTCAGCAAAGGCTTCTAGTCGGGGAACACAACTACATACCATATGCGAAAAATATATTAGAAATGAAGACGATTTTGCAGGCAATAAACCTTTCAATGTTATTGAGATGTTTAAGTCAATTCAAAAATATGTAGATAAAATTGAAGAGGTATATGGTAATGAAATTGCTGTTTACTCTCACGATTTGAAAACTGCGGGAAGAATTGACGTATTTTGTAAGATGGGCGGTAAACCAGTTATCTTAGATTTTAAAACATCTAGCCGTCTAAAAGAAGAGAAATCGATTGAAAATTACTTCCTTCAAGCGACTACATATGCTATGATGATACGAGAACTAAAGGGAATTGAAGTTCCTAAATTGGTCATTCTAATCGCTGTGGAAAATGAACTTCCTCAATTGTTTATCAAAAATACTAAAGATTATGAAGATCAAGTTAGACAAATATTTAATGAATATCATCTAAAGAATGCTTGACAGTATATAATGAATATGCTAATATAGTGTATAAATAAAAAACATGCTGACGTAGCTCAGTCGGTAGAGCTACTGATTATTATAAATAGGTCTACTAGATCAGGAGACCTATTATGCCAACATATTTAGAATATAATTGTATTTGTTGCGGATTATATGTTAGAAAAGCAAACACACTTGGAAAATATTGCTCGAATGCTTGTCAAAAAAAATATGAAAGACGAGTTGCGATTGTATCCAATACCGCTTCATCAACTATGGTCAAAAATTATATTGCCGAAACAGTAGGATATTTTTGTAGCGAATGTGGTATTGATAAATGGAATGGTAAAAAAATTGTTTTAGAATTGGAACACAAAAGTGGAAATTGGGAAGATAATAGTTTGGAAAATGTATGTTTACTGTGTCCAAATTGCCATTCTCAAACAAATACATATAAGAATAAAAACAATGGTAATGGTAGACATTCTAGGCGTATGAGATACGCAGCTGGTCAATCTTATTGAGAACTGCCCTTGAAGCATTAGCGGTGATGCGCCGGATTTGTAACCCGGAGAATCGAGTCCAACTCTTGACTGGGGCACCATTTTTGTATAAATAAAATTATGATACAATTAAATCCACCAATACCACTTAAAACTCCTAAAGGAGATGGGTGGGCGCATTTTCTAATTGATAGATCTCAAGAACATCATCTAGAATGGGTAGTTTTTTTAGATGATTCTGGCGAATGCTGGACTTTTCAAAACCCTGAAATTCGTATTCAATACAACTACACCATGGGAAGAATAGCCATCTAACCATCTGCCCAATACATTATTTTTATGTGATTCTTTTAACAGGACATCTGCCCTCTCCCTTAAATAAGGAGCAACAAATGCTTAAATACGCACTATTACTATGTCTAACATTTTGCTCAATTCCAATTGGTGCAAATTCTTATAATCCAATCGCTATGGGTTATTCTAAACCTACCGTACAAAAGATAGGATATAAACCTTACACTAAAATTTTAAATGAAAAAGAAATAAAATGTTTAGCTGATAATATTTACTTTGAAGCTAGAAGTGAAAAGGAAATTGGTAAAAAAGCAGTTGCACTCGTTACGTTAAATCGGTTAAAGCGAGATAACGATAACGAATACCCTAATAGTATTTGTGGTATAGTGCATCAGAGAAACAAGTATAAATGTCAATTTGCTTGGGTGTGTGATAAACCAAAACCTATTAGAGAATATGATCTTTATAAAAATTGTCATGCTATTGCTAAAAACGTAATTATGAATTATGGTGTTATTCATGATGTAACAAAGGGTGCTACCAATTACCATAGAAATGATATTAGACCTAATTGGGCTATTAAGAAAAAACGAACTGTAATAATAGGAAAACATTTGTTCTATAGACTATGAAAAAAGTAAACATTAAATCGGTAAAACCAATTCAAGACTTCATTAGAGAAATTGAAGATTTTGTTAAAGAATCGAGACTAGATTATATTGATGCAGTTCTTCTTTATTGTGAAAAGAATTATCTGGAAATAGAAACTGTGGCTTCAATGATACAACACTCTTCTGTCATTAAAGCTAAGATTCAAGAAGAAGCAGAAAACTCTAACTATTTACCTAAGACTACTAAGTTGCCAATATGACAGATGCCTATCAAGCATATAAGACTTATTTGAATCTTAAGCTCCATTTTACTAAGAAAAATTTTAATTATTTTAATGTATCTAAAAACCGCGTAAGTCAAGAAGCTTTGGAAGCAAGACGAGATAAAGGTTTCTTTTATGTTTTGTCTAAAGTAAAAGATCTAGAAAACTTTCTGATTGCTAATTTTGTAGTTAAAGATAAATTCATTACAGATTTGGTTGACAAAGAATCTGAAAGAGTTTATATGGAATGGCTTAAACGCCAAGAATCCATAACCTATATCTTTAGAAATGAGATAGAAAAGATGGATGATGATTTGAACAAGGAATTAAAGGTTGTTGATGGTCAGCATCCAATGTTACTTGTTCGGTTTATGAGAAAGGAAATTTCAATCGAAACATTAATTATTCTGAATGAGGTGTTGACATTCTTCAAGCATTGGGAGTATAATATTCAGGAAGGGATAATTTGGAAGGACATACAACTCAAGTGTGAGAAGTATCGACCTTTCTTACAATTCGATGTAAAGGTGTGTAAATCAATTCTAAAGGAAAGGTTTACATAGTGTTTTAAATGTGCTATAAATATGTTGTTCATGATGATACTGTGGACAAACTTAAATACGCTGTTAATACGTTGTTAATATCAAGGAGACTATATGTCATTTTCATTTGCAGATTATAATAAAAGCCGTAAAGACCAATTCGATAAGCTAGCCACTCAGCTTAATAAACAGACTAACAATGCTAAAACTCAGGATGATCGTTTCTGGAAGCTAGAAGTTGATAAGGCTGGTAATGGTTATGCGGTAATTCGCTTTCTCCCCCAACACCACACAGAAATGGAACATGCTCCGTATGTTCTTTATTTTGATCATGGTTTTCAGGGTCCGGGTGGTTGGTATATCGAGAAGTCGCTAACTTCTATCGGTAAGGCAGATCCGGTTAGCGAATACAATCGTCAACTTTGGACTTCTGGTCTAGAGGAAAACAAGAAGGTTGCTAGCGATCAGAAACGTAGAATGCACTATGTTGCTAATATCTACATTGTTAAAGATCCTGCCAATCCTTCTAACGAAGGTAAGGTGTTCCTTTACCAGTTTGGTAAGAAGATTTTCGACAAGATCAACGATTTGATGTTTCCTCAGTTTCAGGACGAGAAGGCTATCAATCCTTTTGACTTGGTTGATGGTTCAAACTTTAAGCTTAAAGCTCGCGGTATGGGTCGCGACCGTAACTACGATAAGTCTGAGTTTGAAGAATCTTCTCCGTTGTTTGATGAAGAGTCAAAGTATGATGCGGTTCTGAGTAAGATTCAACCTCTTCAGACTTTTCTTGATCCTACTCAGTACAAGACCTACGATGAACTAAAGACTCGTTTGAATAAGGTTTTGGGTTGGGACAAGAATGCTTTTGAAGATCGAGCCAAGGTAACTGAACGTGCTGAAGACTTTGAAGAAGATTCGACACCACCATTTGCATTGAAGTCGGCTAAGCCTTCAGCGGTCGATCTTTCAGAAGATGATGATGACGGTCTAGACTTCTTCAACAAATTGAACGAAGATTAAACTGGCGAGAAATGTTCTTTAAATCTGCTTGCAATAGCATCTGTATTGAACATTGACTTAACTCGTCCAAAGCGTTCACTTTCAACTTTAGGGGTTGGTTGAGCACTGGGACTTCCGGTTACTACTACTGGAGTCCCAGTCTCAGTTTCTGGTTGTTCATTTGCAGCCACAGAAGCTGCTCCAATTTGAGTGCCTGTATCGGAAGGTGTCAATACTGGAGTAACTGGAGCTTCTGTACTCGCTACTTGTTTCTCTAAAGATTTTTGATATAAAGATGCTAATCCTTTATCGCTTTGTGAGGTTTCAACTCCTCCAGCTAATGAGGTCCAAGTTCGATTTAATTGTCTTCCAATTTCAGCAACTTTACCTTCTTGGAGATCTTTTAAAACGTCACCTTTATATCTTTCTTGTATTAAGTACCACGCAGCTTTGTCTTGATTCTCTGGAGAAAAATCTGTTAAATCTGAATGCTTCTTTTTTAAAGCATTCCAAGTAGATTCGGTAAATTGATATCTACCCGCTGCTGTACTAAATCCTCTTGGTGTTCGCATTCCACGAACTCCGGGGTGTTTACTAAAATCGTTAAACGTAGCAGGAGCTTTATCATATCCTTTATTTCTATTTGCTGCTTTATCTTCCTCAGTTAATCCTTGCTCTTTTCCCATACCGACAATAACATCATATCTACCACGAGATTCATTTTGAGCAATCGCATCCAATAAAGCTCTTCCTTCTGGTGGAATTTCTTTGGCTGAAGCTAAAGTATTAGAGGGTTCTGGTCGAGCATCTTTTCCACCACCAGTCCCACCTTGACCAGCACTACCACTAGTCCCTGATGATTTTCTGGTGTATGATTTTGGTACAGGAACTGCATCACCTGAAGGAGTCGTTATATTATAACCAGATTTCTGTAATACTTCTATTGAGTGTTCAATTTCTTGTTTTGAATATTTACCTTCAGTAAGTTCATTCATCAAATCGTCACTAATGAATGATTTAAAAGCATCAACTACAACTGAAAGACCTTCTTCCATTGAGGATATAAACATATCCCATACGGCTGTTACACCTTGACCAAAGAAATCCTTTAATGGGTCGAAGACATGTTTATTTAAAAGTTCCTCTATTTTTGTTGAAGTAAATTTAAAAATAACTTTAAATGCGTCTTGCACCATTGTAGAGATGTTGGAAAACACCTCTTTAATTTGAGGTAGGAACTTCATTATAACTGGAAGAAATATTAAAAGAACACCTAACACATTTTTTGCAATAGTAAATAAAAGACTACTTTCTTTTTTGTCAGTATCTTCTTCAGTACCATCTTGTCTAACCTTTTTGGCGTTAGATTTGCCTTCTATAAATCTTTCGGCTTGAGCGGCTTCCTTTGCCTGCTCTTGTTGATATAACTTTTTTTCATAGTCTTTTATAGTATTGCTTAATATTTTTGTTTGACGATATATAAGTCTTAATATATTTGGTCTTTTTGTTTCTACTGTACTTTCTTTGGATTCAGTAGTAGCATCTGAAATTTTATCAGAGGATTTTTCTGGAGCTAATTCAGGTTCCGCATCTGAAGTTTCTGGCTTTGTTGCACTAGAATTAAGTTCCTTAGCATCTTGTTCTGCTTTGTTTAATTCTCGTGACTTTGCTTCGCCTTCCTTTTTGCTATCCTCTTTTTCTTCAGTAACAGCATCATCTTTTTTTTCTTCTGATTTTTCGTCTTTAAATTTATTTTTTATGACTTTTGCAAATAAGTCTGTAAATAATTTTGTTGGTGCTTTCATGAATATACTCTAGCGTGCGTAGTTAGATTGAGGAGACATAAAAAGCTGTTCTGCTAATGACCCGAAAAATGGTGAAGGATCTGGTACATTATTAACATCCCATGGTTGTCCGGGTTTTATTACTGGTCTAGATCCAGTACTTGGTGCCATGATTACAGGAGCACTTGCTTTAGGTTTTGCTTTAGGTTTAGTAACTTCCATTGTTTGCTTGGTAAGTTCTGTTCCCTTTTTCTCTCTTTCAGCAGCCATTTCTGAAGGAGTTAATAATTTGGCATCATTATTAGGTAGTGGAACGCCACCTTCTCTTGCTACTGGACTTGGTACTGAAGTCATGTCTGGTTCTGTTACTGATTGCATAGAACCTGTCTTGCCAGCAGCCATTTTATCAGCTTTTTTCTTTTTAGCTTGTGCGTATACACTACCCTCTTCTTCCATTTGACCAGTGCGAAAATTAAACCCTAATTCTTTTCCATTTTCACCCACATCACCCATTATCCTATTCGTAAGATTTAGTCCCTTTTCTCCAAAAATAGATTCTGCATGTGCTGCTTTTGTATTTTTATCTGACGTAGACTGATAATCTTCAAGTTTTTTTTCAAGAACTTTAAGTTCTCCGGG